AGGACAATTATCGCTAGAAATATCTGTGGTCTTAGTTTACCCATCATAATAAAACTACTTTACGCTAATCGGTACTTCTGCATTGTTGGTCAATGTAGACTGTGCGATCTTAGTATCTGATTGAATAATAAAATCTGCGGAGTCAATCCCATCGCCATCTCCAATTGAAGAGTTTTGTATTGTTAACTTACCAACCTTCAAGTTGTTTAGAACAATGCCTTCATCATACGCCTTCAAGTTCTTGATGTGTAACTTGCCTATCTGTGCATTAGCACCACTCGTGTTGATGACTATTCGGTCATAATCTGAACCTGTAACTGCGGGCAGGTCTATTGCACCACGAGTAGATGCCAATGTAATATCTGCTATCCCATTAGTCAAAGTTGGACTAAACGAATTACCATCTGCTTTGTTGTCTTTTACGACTAACTCATAGATCTCACTTGAGCCTAGCACAAAGTCAGGTGCAGTAAGATTGTCTATCAGTAATTCATCTACCTCTATCCAATGAGCGCCTGTTGCGAATATCTTTAGTGAGTCGGTAATAGTTGTACTACCTACGTTGATGTCATCAATAATAATTGACTCTATCCTAGCACCACCTATATTCAAGGCTAAGGTCTGTGTTAGTTCCGATCCCTCGTTACCTACTGGGACGTTAGTTGTGTTTTCGTTCATATCGTATGTTGCAGACTGTGGAAATACTGGTGCTTGATTTACTCCTGCAATAGCAAAATAAACAGAACCTACTATTATCAAACCTGCTAAGGACAACGATATGCCCATTATTTTTCTGAAGTTATCTCCTAAACCTAACTTCGTAGTAATTCGTGGTATAGCCATCTGCAATACTGGCAGACTGAGCTTTGCCCTAATCTTTGGTATGTAGATTTTAGGAAAACGAAATGTTTTTGACTTGAATGTTATCTTCATCAGTCATCTCCTTTTTTCTTGTCTGTTACCTCAGCAGCATATGCCCTAAGTATTTCTGATAGTCCACCAGCGACTGGCAACGACAAGACTGCCAAAGCTGTTAGTAATCCCTCAATAGAATCTAGGGTCTCAGGATTACTTGATGCACTCCAAACTATTCTAGCAGCGAGGAACAACCACACTACTACGATTGGGAAAAAAATAAGGAAGGTAATCAACTGTGTTCCAGTTAGATTTACATTCCCATCTTTCTCTTTAATATCTTTTTGAGATTTATCTACCATATATTATTTCTTTTTTTTGTGTCTTTTAGCAAAGTTTCTAGCAGACTCAGGACTTCTAAACCCCCAAGCTCTCAATGCTAATGCCTTTCTAGTAGGTCTACCTTTACTATCTTTCATAGGACCTTTCATGCCACCAAACCTAGCGGCAAAACTTACACGTCTAGGTGATGTACCAGACTTCAGTGGTCTCTTTAGATTAGATCCTTCTTTTCTTTTGAAGTATGCCCTACCTGCTGCATTCAACCCACCTTTAGGATTTTGATATTTCTTTGCTACCATTAAGCACTCCTTACACCCTTTGCTATTTTCTTTGAATACTTTGCCCTACTACCTACACCACCAGCTTTCCTTTTCTTCCTGTTAGTAGCTGCCTTTTCTCCTGGACTTAGACTAGCACGAACACTAGCAGGTAAATACCTACCACGTTTACCTTTAGGTTTTTTCTTATCCCCAGGTGAAACGTAATCCCACTTCTGTTTAGTCCACTTAGTTAAAGATTGTTGACGTTTGGTCTTAGCCATTACTTGCGTCTACCTCGTTTTAGTTTTTTAAAATCTGCACCAGTTATTTTATTTCTTGGTGGTGCTACTCTTGCTATTCTTTTTTGTTTAGCAGAGTATCCCTTTTTTCCTTTTGGCATTAGTTTCTGTATCCTCCACCTTTTGCTTTGTATTGTTTAGCCAACATCTGAGCTTTACGAGCAGACCATTGCCCTCTAGCACCACCTTTACTACCTGCTTTTATTCTCTGAAACAATCGTTTCCTCATAGTAGGTTTAGTATAATTACCTGCTTGATTGACTGTTGATTTTCTTTTCTTTTTAGTAGCCATTACATTTCTCCTATAAATAATAAAGTGATTAGCATTGCTATAAACAATATAAAACTAAACACTCTATCACCTATCACTTTCCTACTTTTCTCATAGCAGATTTATGAGACTGCGTAAAAGTTCTACCTCTATTCATAGACTTCACCATCTCTCTAAGATGTTTAGCAGTATGGTGTTTGCCGTGTCTTTTCATAGAAGCCTGTTGCCTTTTACTCAAAGAGTCTATGTTTACATTCTTTACTTTCATATTAGTATTTCTTTTTCTTTGGTTTAGACTTCATCCCCATTCCCTTTTTTCTCATTCCGTTACTTTTTTTCTTCTTCTTTGTTGTGTGATAAGGCATTTTTTTCTCCTTTCTCTTGTGTATTCATTCTTGATTGTGCTATTAGAATTAACTGTGATTCAAAAACTTTATTAAGTTTGCATAACAAAAGTACATCATCCATAGTTATTGTTCCTAAATTTTCTTGATCCATTTTTATCTCCTTAATATTTTATATAATCATAACCCATTATTATGATTTTGCATACTTACTCTTTACTGCTGCAATAGCATCTCTCCAGGTAGATGTACCATTGACCGCGTCATGGTATTGCATATCTAATTGGTCACCAATACTAGGGTATTCTGCTTTCCTATTGAGTCTATATGCAGCATTTTCTGTATCCCAAGCTGCTTGTAGTTCGGCTAACTTTGTAGTCAAAGTTGACTCTGTTGGTTTACTGTGACCACTAGCAACTGTTAAGTTTGCATAAACTTTATTTGAGCTATCTGACCAACTAAACCATTGTCCTGCATTTAATGTTATAAGAACATCTTCAATATGATTCGGTCTACCTGTTGTCATATCCATGTTACATTCCTCCTAGGCTAATTTTATAAATGTAAAGTATGTATAGTTTATATTTGAGTCTCCAAAAATAGTGTTACTTCCACTATTACCACTAATTTTAAATTGCACTTTATCGTTAGAAGTATTAGTTACTTGAAAAATATAACTAGCAGTCAACACAGACCTTGCACTACTATTGTAAACACTACCTTGTGAAGTGCTAGCTTGCTCAAATGTACTTCCATCAGTTGCTACTTCTATCATTAGGTTAGTTTCAGGGTCGGCAGCACCATTCCCAAATAATGCGTGTGCTTGTATTAAATAAGTTCCTGTGCCAGGTCCATTACTAGATGGTCCTGCAAAATCAAACACTCCACTACTTTCATTTAATACCAAACTATCACCAAGTGTACTATCTCCACGAGTATTATCTTTTGCAAGGTTTGAAGAAATTGGATCAGCATCTCCTGTAAAACTGCTAGTCAGTCTATATATAACTGCTTTTTCAATCCCACCAGACGCCGCTGCAAGAGTTATTGAACCATTACCATTAGTAACTGTCATATTAGTTCCTGCTGTAAGAGTAGTTACCGCTGGTCCATCAGTTCCACCAATAAGCAACTGACCATTTGTTGACATTGCTGCTGCTGCTACAGTATCAGTACCTGAATCTTGAGTAATAAGTACAGCTTTATCTGCAAGTGAAGTAGCATTAGTTCCACCTTTACTTACAGGAACTGTATCGCTAAGAGTAGAACCAGCTGCTGGTACAGTAATAGCACCAGTACCATCAAAATTTACACCATTTATTGCTCTTGCTGTTGCCAATGCAGTTGCTGTACTAGCGTTACCTGTCAATGCCCCAATAAATCCAGTAGCAGTTATACTGCCTGTACTTGGATTATATGTTAATGTACCGTCAGATTCTAAACCTATGTTTCCACCATCTACATCTCCACCAGAAGTAAACACAATTGCATTGTCTTCATTTGTAGATTCGTTATCTGTAATTGTTACAGTAGTAGCTACAGCTGCCGTTCCAGAAGTATTTTGGTTACCTGCTGTATTTACACCAGGAAGATTTATATTAGCAGTTCCATTGAAAGATACTCCACCAATTGTTCTAGCCGTTGCTAGTGCTGTCGCTGTGTCTGCATTACCAGTTACATCTCCAGTAACATCACCAGTTAACGCACCTATAAAACCAGTTGCTGTAATCTTTCCTGTACTAGGGTTATAAGTCAAAGTGCCATCTGACTCTAACCCAAGATTACCACCGTCAACGTCTCCCCCTGCTGTAAAGATAATAGCATTATCCTCATTAGTTGATTCATTGTCAGTTATAGTTACTGTAGTTGCTAATGAAGCAGTACCAGTTAAATTACCAACAAATGTTGTAGCAGTAACAGTACCAGAACTAGGATTGTAATGAAAGTCTCCATCAGATTCTAGTCCTACATTTCCAGTTGCAGAAGTATCTTCTATAAATGGAATTAGATTATTTTCATCAGTGCTTTCGTTGTCTGCAACAGTTACATGAGTTGCATTAGTAGCTGTACCTGTTACATCACCAGTAAGAGGGCCAGCAAAGGCATCTGATGTTACAGTGCCATCAAAGTAAGCATCCTTAAATTCTAAAGAACTTGTACCTAAGTCTATTTGGTTATCAGTTTCTGGATACAAAGCACCAGTTGTAAGAGTAAGTCTGTTTGCATTGTCTACTTTGAAATCTATTTCGTTTGGAGTTCCAAAGTCTATAGCAGTTTGTGAGTCTTCACCTATAATCAAATCAGTTGCATGTATAGATGTTACTCCAGTAAGTGCAGCTGTCCACTCTGGTGCAGATGCCCCTGAGTTTACCTGTAACACTTTACCAGCTGTACCTATACCAAGTCTTGATAACTGGGTGGTAGAACTAGCATATATAATATCTCCAGCTGCTTGAGAGTCTAAGACGTGCGATGCAGTACCTTCGTACTCTGCCTGTGTTAACTCTGTTCCAACTGATGCGTGTTTAAATTCATTTGCCATTAACTTGTTTTCACCTCATTCAATGTTAGTGATAGTAAATAAGACCTTTCTGTCGCAGCTCCACTAATAAACCTACGATCTCTATCTAAAGGTACTAAAGTTCTGTTTGTTATTCTTGCACGGTACTGTGTACCATCAAGATCTGTATACAAAATAAATGCCTGTTGTCTCAAGGTATCTAAGTTGCTCAAGACAGAACTTAATACTTGCGTATCATTAACTTGTCTTAACCTTCTACCTGTAAGTCTAGCATCTAATAACTTTGATTGTAAATTCCAACTAAGGAAATCTACTGGGTTGAAAATAGAATGTACTACCATGCTCAATATCCTTGGGCCTTGGTCTGTTCTATTACCAGTAACCAAAGTTAATTTAAATCTAATACGTTTGAATGCAACTGGACTTGTTAGTGATGGAGTTAATACTTGGTGTCCAGAAGAACTAATAGTTCCTATGGTAGTCCAACCCTGGTCATCATCGTCAGTTGTATCGTCTATTTTATATTCAAGTTTTACTGTACTATCTGAGTCTACGTTCTTTGTAAGGAATGCAACCTTCACTAAAGACTTCTCTTGGTCTGGGAAATTAAAGTCCATGAAGGATGTATAAAACTCACCAGATGTTCTTATCTGTCTACTACCAACCAAACTAGGATGTTCATTTTCTAGTGGCATAACTAACCTAGTTATTCTAGGTTCTTGATCGTTAGATCCACTTGTGTCATCGTTAGTAAATGTACCAAAAGCAAATGTATTAGATATACCTGTTGATGTACTAGCATTATCTTTATACCTTGCCAGTTGATTACACTCTGTCATATCTAAAGACGTAATAGTATGTGCAACTGTTTCTGGCCCAGACTCGTTAGGTTCTTTCTGGTTTTTTATTCCAACTAAATATATCTTCTGGGAAATACCCTGTGTACTAAAATCAAAAGGGAATGAATATGGAAACAACTGTGTACTTGGTTTTAGATCGTCTGCTATGGTAACAAATATATTATTTACATCTTGTGCTATTGATGTAACTCTACCACCAAAACCAATAAAACTGGTTGCCTTTAGTAAGTAAGATATATCTTCCCACTGGTTACCCTCTACAAGAAAAGGTATAGACCAGAATGCTCTGTCTCCAGATGTTGCAAATATTCTACCTGCCCTTGCAATTGCTCTCTTGAAATTATTACTACCAGTGAATAGGTTAGCCTCTGGAGATACATCTTTAAACTGGTTGAAGTTTCTATCATAAACAAACAAGCCATCTTCTTTACCAACTACCAAGGTGTCATTAGCTGAGAATGCATTGGTTACATTTCTATCTGACTTACCTACCTCTAGTTCTCCACCCCATACAGGCGAACTAACGGCTGGATCAACTAGGAATGAAACCTTATTAGAATATACTTTTGCTATTGCATAATCTCCGTTGGCGTTCCTAGCCTTTACGAAGAACTGTGCTCTTGCTACAGATGCACTTGAACTTGTTACTGTGTTTACAGTAATAGTTGTACTTGCTGGATTACCACCAACTGTTATGTAAAAATATTTATAGTTACTACTGCCATCTATATTGTCACTGCCTACCAACAACTTACCATCAAAGACTTCTATCGTAGACATTACTCTATCAAAGTAATAACCTACATCAAATGCCTTTCTACTTTCATTCCAAAACAAAAGTGTCTGTCCACATATTGCATATAGGTATCCTTCAAAGTTGACTGGAGGTACAGGGAAAGATACACCACCTGCAGGAATTACACATATATCATCTACTTGCCACACATCTGATGCCGTACTAAACGTAAGTGTTATTGAAGTACCAGCGCTAGCTGCTGTGCCTTGTATTTCTATCAAAGAATAAGATGTACTCGTAGATGAGTTGTCACTACCAGAACCATTAGTTGTAGTAAGTGTACAACTACCACTACCAGATACTCTCTTTACATATGCTAAGACTTGATAGTTCTGCCCATTCAAAGCTGCTGCTGACTTAGCAACAAACGATTGAACCAGAGTACCATTGTTAGAACCAACTGTTACTTGTAGAGAGGCATCACCTGATCTAGGATCAGATGTACTTCTAACTGGTGTTACGTTAGTTGCAGTCCATTGGTTGATTTCAGTATCTTCAAATCTACCATTTCTAATAATCATATCTACTTCTTCTTGTGCATAACCTAAAGTTAACTCACCTTTGAAGTTTGCTAACACACCGTCAGAGTACCCATACCTATTGTCTTTACCAAAACTTCTATCTTCTCCTTGACCGAAACCTCTGTGGAAAGAAGTAAGGTCGTACGTCATAGAGGCATTAGGATCTACCTGTTGGTAGTTCGCATCATCTGTCGGTTGTCTAGGGGGTAAGAAAGCCTTGTTGCCTAAAGAATAACCACCTGGGAGACTAGGACTATCCTTCCATAAAGTAAGTTCTACAGGATTTGAACTGCCGTCTGTGTTTTGTAATTTTACATCTGTATGTTGTGGCATTACGAAGCTGTGTTCCTTATCATAGCCATAGGTGTCATTGCACCCATCATTTCATTTGTTCTATTTCTATAGTGATTAAATCTATTCAATGCTTGTTGCTGTTCTGTAGAGTCAACTGTATCTATTTCACCTTGGAATAAAATACTAGCAGCTACGTTATATAGCAACCTTCTACTGTTTTCGTTTATCTCTTGTGCTGAAGAGGATAAGTTTCCAAAGTCTAGCATACCCATACCAACAATCATTAGGTTATGATCTTCTGGTATTGCCTCTGTAATTCTAATTTGTGTGTCTTCTTCTCTCCAGTTTCTAACTGCAATCCTACCTGCTCTAGGCATTTCTTCTCTACCAGAAGTAGCGATTGCCTCATCAGCATAACAAGTAAAAGCTGTACCAGAACTTATCTGTAGTCCTGCCTTGATAGAACTAGAAACATTGTTAGCAACAGTAGTAACTGTTATTCTTTCCCAGCCGTTTCCCGTATGTGAATCTCCAGTAACTACAGTATCAGAGTCTGTTTGTAAAAATGCTGATACACGACTTGCAGTTTTAGAGTATACCCATATAGCAAAGTTTAGTTCTTCACCCTCGTAGTTAGTAGGATTAGTTACTGATAAATAGAACTGACCTACAGAAGATGCAGACACAGTTAGTTTTGCAGATTGAGATTCTCCCCATACCATTGCATTATCTGGGTCAGTAGTATCTGCTTCTACAGCAGCAGTAATATTACTTGCAGTCCAGTCAGTAATACTAGAGGATGATTCTTCCATGTCACAGTTCTGGTCACTAAGAATATTATCTGTACTTGTTTTTGCATCTATTCTTTTCTCTATCCATACCTGTCTAACGTATCCTCTTGGGATAGAAGTAGGTCTAGTAAAGTTATATTGAAATTCTTTAGCCGTACTTGTATTGTTATACACAGGAACAAATACTCTAGGGAATATTTCTTGAGCTGCATCTTGCAACGTATCAGTTAGTCTTTGAGGATCATATCTATATATTTCAAACGTAGCCTGTGTACTACTATCTGAACTAAGACTAGAACCAGATACAGTTATAGTTCCACTGCTACCTGTGTAATCAGATATTCTACGAATAGCACCATCATTATTTTGTGATGTTATCTTTATATAAAAATCATTTAGTAGGTCATCTACATCAAAGCCTCTATCTGCTAGGGTTGTGCATACTACAGATGTATTTGCAGCTATAGCAGTTGTAGTTGTAAACGATCCAACATATGCACCTATACGTCTAGCATATTCTGGTAGCATAGTTGCTAATGATGTTGTTGATGAAATTGTTGTTGGCATTATACTAATACTCCAATAAAATGTATTTTATCCCCATCCGATGCAGAATCGCAATAAAATTCTGACAAGTCTCCTGGTCTTCCTTCCGTAAAATCTATAGTCTCACTACCACCTGCTGCTGAAAATTCAATACCTGCTACGGATGATGAAACATCTGAACCACCAACATAAGTTATACCAGTGTTGCCTGGTGGTGCTTGGAATCTAACACGTCTTACTGGTGTTGGAGTAGTAGTAACTTGCACTCTTGTTCCAGCTGAACTAACTGTTTTAGTACCTGCTGTAATAGATGCCATTTACAACTTAACTCCAAAACCTGCTACCTCTTCAGTAGTAAAGTAATGTTCTCGTATTTCTTCTAAGCCAGCTTCAGTTGTGTATGAAAACACCCACTTGCCACCCTTGATTGCACCGAAGTCATCATAGTCTGGATAAAACAATGCTTTAGGTTTTTTTGCTTTTAATTTGTCTATTGCTACTTGTCTTCTTTTCAAATCAAAATCTGTAGTCTGCAATTGTTCTCTTGCATCTTCACCAGCTTTTTCTGCTGCTTTATTGTTGTTATCAGCATGTTTACCAACAATATCTTCAGTCATTTGAACTACTGATTTATCATCACCGTATGCGTATACATTATCAGGTACAAGAATTTTTAGATCTTTACCTGGAACATCTACTTCTACGATAGTTTGTTCTTGTTTTCTAACAATGTGATTTTTGTCATGAGCCATTAGATTGCATCCTGAAAGCCAGCTACACCAGATGTGTGTGAACCATATGCCACTTTTAGTGAAGCACTTGTAGAAGTAGTTCTTATAAACTTTACTGCATTAAGTACATCAGTTCCCATCAATGTAATACTTCCGTCTGCTGCAATAGTTGTGCCTTCTGCTGTTGTTGGGTCAGTACCATCATATCTAAACCTAACAGCTGCTGTATCACATTGTATGTGTGCAACTGTAGCTTCTGATGGAACACTAGCCAAGCCAACTGCTGAGGCAGCCACAGCTAATTTCTCATATCCTAATATTGCCATTATATATTCCTTGTCTAACAGAGGGAGAAATAAATCCCCCTCTATTATTATTACTAATTTTTAGTTGTCTCCAGAAGTTGAAGAAACCCATTGACCAGCACTTCCGTCTGGCACAAATTTAAACCAAGCACCAGAGTTTTGGTGAACTAAAGCGATTTGGTTGTCACTGTTGTTACCATCTCTGATAGTTAGATCTTCGTCAGCATCTGCCTCGTTCTGTATGTAAACTTCAAAAGAACTTGTAGTTACACCAGTTTCAGAAGCATCTACAGCTACCAAGTCTAAGTTTCTTCCTGAACCACCTGGGTCAACGATTTGTAACTTTGTACTAGCAGCAGTAATAGTTAAATCTGCATTGCCAGACAAAGTGGTGGTTGTTGAACCACTCTCATATTGTCGTGTTCCAGCACTCATAGTTAATTTTCCTTATGTTTCCGAGTAATATGAATCTTCATGTTACTCTCTGTAGCAAATCTTTTTCTGCAACCTTTTACAGTACATTTCAAAGATTTACTTTTGTTAATTTCTCTTGTTTCCCGTTTCTTTAACTCTTGTGCTAACATATCGGTAGCCACCTCTAGACTGCTCTCACTGGAAGCTTCGGTACTATCGGCTTCTAACGTCTCAAGCACAGGGCGAGCCATGAGCCAATTTTTCTGTACGGCAGTGGCGAGACCATGAATCTGTCCAGGGTACTTAAGAGTTTCCCATTCACCATTTATCTCACGATAAAATATCGCTTGATCTGGTGTAACGTATTCAGGTAACGGTAATTCCTGTAAATTGTTCCTCTCCAAATATTCCTTAACCATGTCAGGATGTTGTGCAATGACTTCATCCCTCCAATAGTTTTGCATTATTTTCGGTGGTGCAATAACTGGTTGTTCCATTATCTTCTGCCTCTCTTTCCTCTTTTTCGTTTCTTAGTTTTTGAGATAGCTTTACCTGCGCTGGCTACACTATCCTCAATCTTAGAAGGTGGCTTCCAATCAAATAATTTTTTGTTGGAGTCTATGTTATCTACAATTGTTCCATTTTTTATATCACAAATGGTAAACGGTTTTTTTAGATAAGTGTCTGCGGCATATCTCGGGATGACTAACTTTGAACCATCTCTCTGGTCATAAAGTGTCACCTTCTCAGCATCAGCTGGAATATCAAGGTTTAACTCTGCAATAGATTCACTCAAGAACCTTTTGACGTGTCCTCGTTTTTTGTTAATCCATTGAGACGTATCCTGAGTTACCACAAATTACCTACCTTTCTTAGACAGCATCAGTAGCTGAAAGAATTTCAACTCCCCAAGTATCTACGATTTCTGACTCACCCCAAGTACCAGTTGTTACAATCTCAGTACCTCTTAGAGATGCGTCTCTCTCTTCCTCAGCAGTAATTTCTTTCTGCATTGCAAGAGCTAATGCTTCCATTGCAAAGACTCCACCTTTTGAGTCACCTGATCCATCTCGTGAGATGTTTCCATCTTCATAGATCGGGACACCAAATACTGGGTCGTTACCTCTCCAGTAAGAACTGATTATGTCAGCTGATGGGCCTTCTGGTACAGTCTGAGCTGGCATTCCTGTGCCTGCTGCTTGTATACCTGCAAGTTCTTGAGTCAACCTTCGTATCTGCTCTGGGTGTAGAACTGCATTAGGTCTACTTGGAGCTGGTCCAAATGTTGAGTTGTTGTCGGTTCTCAAATAAGATACTGCACCTGCAATTGTAGTAAATGTTGCATTGCTACCTGCACCTGGTACAGACTTTGAGAAACCGTCTAATAGTGTCAATAAGTCACTGTCTAGTAGTCTTCCTACTGCACGACCGTGCATAGTACCTACTGCTGACAGTACGTTTTCGTTGTTTTCATGTCGTAATCGGTCACTAACAAATGATAGTATTCCGTGTTCAGATGCAGTCAAACTTACAACTGTTGCTGTAACCTGCTGTGGTACAGATAAATCTACACCTTCAGTAAGAGCTACTGCACTTTGTCTTCCCCAAATAGGAACGTTGATCTGTTTACTGCCAGCTTCTATATCATACCTCATCACAAGGTCCATCATAGGTGCTGACGGCTCTACGTTATCAATTGATTCAGCGACAATGATTTTAGACATATCACTCAAACTCGAGGAGCTTGAAAGGGATAATCCTGTTGCCATTGTTTTATTTCCTTATAATGTTGCTGACCCAGAACTTTTTATTTGTTTCTTGGCATCTCTATATTGAGTAGAGTCTATATTACCATCTGCAAATAATTGTGCTGCATCAGACAAACTGCTAATTGTTTTTACGCTTTTTTGTGGAGCACCTTGAGTCGAAGGAGTAGCTGGAGCTGGTGTAGTTGCCGCAGGTTGTTGAGCCTGTTGAGGTTGTGAGCCTTTCATTTTCTCAATATTTTTTCTTGCTAAATCAATTGACTGCAATAAAGACATACCTTGGGTATATCCATCCCACAATCTTGAGTCTTCTATTTTTATATCAAGACCGTTTTGATTTAACAAATCCTGTGTAGCTGTTGCCAAAGCATTTATATTAGGGTCTACTTGTTGTTCCTGTTGTACAGGTTGTGGTTGTGCCGTAGCTGGTTGTGACCTTTGTTTTAATACCATCTCTGCTAGTTGTTCATTGTCAAGGTTAAGAAGTCTTTCTCTTTCTTGTGCGTTAGCCATTTGCATCAAAGGCTCTAATCTCTGATTCAATTCTTCTAACTTACTGTCAAAAGATTGTTTCACCTCGGCTATCTTTTGTCCTGACACTTGTGCCAGTCTACCTTGTTCTTTTCCTATAAAGTCTTGTAGTCTTTTGTCTACTAAACTTGATACGTCTGGAGTCTCAGTTGTTGCTGGTTGTTCAGGAGTTGCTACAGTTTCTTGGGGTTGTTCCTTGGAATTGTCTGCAAGAATTTGTTGTGCAGTTGCTTCTGGTGAGTTTTGTTTGACTTCTTCTGCCATGTCCTTAGACCTTTCTATCCATAGATAGTTTTAATTGTTATTATATGTAGAGTATAAGTGATTAGGATTGGTCAAGTCAATAGCTCTCTTGTCTGTCCAAAAACCTTCAGTGCCTTTATTTCTAGGATGTAATAATGTATCTGAATAGTTCCATCTATATATAAAACCATCTAAAGCTTGGTTGTTTTTTCTTAACTCATCCTGTATATTTTTTCGTCTTTTGTTAAAGAATCTCATTTCAGGTAAAGTGTCTATTAGTATCTTCTGGTCTTCTGTCATTCCTGCTTTTGAATAATGATATTGTTCTATAGATTCTTTAGGAATATTAAACCGTCTTGCAGTATCTTCTAGTGCAGCTAACTCACTGGCATCCCAGTAATAAGAAAAGTATTCTCTAGCATCTTTTAGTTCTTTCTCATCTGGTTCTAAATCTTGAGTTATTGCAAAATACTGCCTAACATATTCAAATGCATCTGTGCCATATTGATCTATCCAAGCACGTCTCATCTGGTCTTGTTTTTGATAATCAAAGTATTCTATGTTGTCTGATGAAACTACATCAAAAGCCTCGTTATATAAAACTTGTTCTTTGTAAGAAGTTATCCAAACTGACTCAGGACTTTCTAATCCTCTAGCAGTATCTAACCTAGATAAGTAATTCAATACATCTTTGTATTCGCCTTGAGGGTCATAAAGTTTGTCGTATCGTCTTGCAAATTCTTTGTTAATATCTTGTATTATTTTTCTACGATCTCTAGTATTTTGATTACTGTTTTTATATTTGTTCAATTCTGTTGCAGCATACAAATCTTTTTCAGCACCTATCTTTTCTAATTCATCATAAAATTCATTTATTTTATTTGAGTCTTGATTGCTATTTGCTCTTTGATTTTCCATAATACGGTTTACTTGTTGATACTCTTTTAGAAGTTGTGCTCCACCTTCTACTTCTACTCTATTAAAAAAACTACTATCACCTTTTGCTAACTCTTCTCGTATTATTTTTTTTGCAATAGGATCTAAGTCATAGTAGTTTACAGTGTCAGGGTAAAGCATTTTTGTTGCTTCATTCAAAAGAATTTTATTACGACCCCAAACTGTTTCTGGTGCAGATCTAAGACCTGCAAATTCAGCAAGACCGCCAGCTGCACTAGCCGTAACACTTTCATCTAACACTGATTCTGTAACTGCTTGAGCCCAAAAAGGTAACAGTCTTCCTGTTTGAGCAAGAGCAAAATCGCTTACACCTTCATATGGTTCTCCAAAGTAATTCTCATTTGTAATTGCCTCTGCCATCATAGAACCACCTGGTGAAGTAAATGCTCTACTTCGTATAAACTTAAACCAAGGTTGATCTTTAAAATCTCCGTTTGCATCTACCTCTTGATATAAAGCATCCATATCATCTGGGCCTCCTAGTAATCTAATAATCGCTCTAGGTAAAGAAACTATCTGACCACCTGGTCCTACATAAGTATCTAAAACTGGCAACTTAACTTGCATGTAGTTTGGTTCAAATGGATTTAAGTTTACTTCTTGCCCTAGTGCTTGACCTACTGCCCATGTATAAGCTTGTAAAGAAGCATAAGCTCCTATAGCACCTTCTCTTGCTAGTTGACCTTGCCTTCCTCCCATTGTTACAGCATCACCTAATAATCCAACTATAGACCTTGTCATTCTTGGAGAGAAAAATAAATATGCACTTTCTATTTCTCGTTGAGCTCTACCAACACCACTTGCAGCACTGTCTAAAGTACCCATACCTTTGTTTATAAACTCTGCAATCTGTCTTAGTTCTGTTGCATTTTGTACAGGATCTAAATGTTTTGTTAAAGATTCCCATGTACCTATTTTTATTTCATCAATAGAATTTCTCCATATACGTTCTGCCTGTTCAAACGCTGCTCTACCATTTGTACCTAAAAGTTTGTTTACAATTCCACCTTTATGCAAAGCTTCAAAAGTTTCTATTGTAGGTTGATTAAAAATTACTCCAGAAGTAGACGCACTTCTAATAGCATCTGCTCTGTCTTTTCGCCATATTCTTTGTTGAACTGCCTTTTGATCTCCAAAAACTTTAAATGCATTATATTGAGCTTTACCTAGAACTTTCATAATTTCTAAGCCTGTGTTTACTCTAGCCTTGTTACCTTGTGCAATACCTTTTAGTATTTCTGAGTTTGCCTTTCCAAAGAAAACTAAACCATACAAGAATGAACCAGCTACGTCTAGACCAGTACCAAACAATCTACCAGTAGAAGTTACTGTGCTTGTTAGGTTGGCAGGAATATCTAATCCTGTGCCTGTTTGCCCTAATAAAACATTCTTAAAGTGATCAGTCATCTTCCCAACAGAAGTAAGGTCTGACATTTTTAAAGCCCTAGACTCTAAAAGTACATCAGCTTGCCTTGCAAAGTTTTCTGCTTGTTCTCTATTTTGAAAAAACAAACTGTCAAAAATTCTACTGGTTTCATCTATAACTTCACCTTCTGAAACTTTACTAACATCTTTTTTTGTAATCTCATATACATTACTTCTACCAGTTGCTATGTTAGTTCTAATATCAAATAAACCTTCTACGTTTTTCTTTTGCCCTGCTTTAGTTTTTAAAACTTTAGCACCATACTTTTCTAACATAGCTGGGTTTGCCTCAAAAAACTTTTGATATTGAGAAGAACGATAAATCTGTGCTATCTGTTCATAATGAGCTTGCATTTGCAAGTGAACCATTTCATCTGGAGAAAAGTATCTTATGCCATTATCTTTTAGAGCAACATCATGAATGTCTTCAGGGTTTAATACTTTCCTAGCCTCGTTATAATATTTACCTATCTTATCGTTTGCATTTCTGTAATCACCTTCATGTTGATAATTCTTTTTACCTTTGTATTTAATTTTTTCATCAAAGTAAGCTTTTCTACTTATGTGTCCACCAGCAAGTTGTTGGAACGTATACTTATCTTGTCCTGTTAAAACTGTAGATGTTCCATCTAAAACCCTTTTGCCTTTTACTATTTTGGTGTTAGCAACTTTTATAGGAGCTCCCATAGCATCAAGACGATTTACTTGTTCAACTGAGTTTAAAGATTTCTGTATGAAGTATTCACCTTGTTCTGTAATATTTTTACCATCCCAAAAAGGATTTGCGGTTTTACCTTTGAATGCAGGATTTAAATCTGCTACTACTTTGTTTTCTTTTGCAATATATTTTAAATCTACTATTGCTTGTGAAATAATACTTTCATGAATAAAGTTTTCTTGCATTCTTACATTTACTCGTTTATCTTGTTTAGCAGTCAAACCAGTAAACTCTGCATATAAATCTTTTAGTGTTACTCTTTGTGCTGCACCTGTACCCTTATCAAAATTTTTTATAAGGTTGACTTCTTTTTTTGCAGCTTCTTCAAATATTTTTTTATTAAAAGTTTTATTAAAGTGAATCATTCCATCTTCAATATCATCTATATAATTTCCTACTTTATTAGGGTTTACTTGAAACACATCATCAAACTTTCCTAGTTTAGTAAGAAGAGATTGAGAAGACGCATATGAAAGGTTTTTTAGTTTTTGTTCTGTAATAGTAATAGTTGTTTGCAAGTTACGAAGATTTGCTTTATCTCTACCAACGCTAGCAACAAACTTTGGATTTATTAATCTTGTTGCATATGCCGTTGTTCTAGTCATAAAAGAAAGACCAAGATTATCTAACAATTTGTTTCCTTGTTGAATAACTTTTATTAAAACACCTGGAGTTGTCTCTGATATACGCCTTAAAGTTTGACTGTGTAATTCATCAGTAAATAGACTTTGTTTTTTAGAAGCACTTTTTACACCAGATAGTTTATCTATTATATTAGAATCAGGATCAAAAACAGTAGTAGACCTTGTACCAGCAAGAGGACTATCTACAACAAATCTTTCTGCAACTTCACTTTGTATATCTGGGTCTGTTGCTGCATTAGCATTTCTTACATTATCTTTTATCGTATTGTCGCCTTTTAGGAAGTCATTATAACCCAAAGGTTTTGCCGCTAATCTAGCAGATTTAGTTGCCCCTGCCTTAATAATTTTATATGCCGCTGTTACTTCTGCAAGACTACCACCAGTCAATAAGTTTATTGGGTCACCAAAAAATTCTAAAGTTCCTTTTACATACTTTGGTTGTTCTACTTCTAAGTACGCTTGTCTTGTTGCACGAAGATCGTCTGTCCAATATTTAATAGAGTTACCAAAACTCCATTCTTCACCTGTAAATTCTTCAAAATATTTTTTTCTTTTGTTGTTTAATGTATCTGTGTCTATACCTGTGCCAAACAAATTGTCTGGTAATGCTGAAAGTGCAATTGACGCACCGTATTCTGAACCTCTTTGCAAAACTTCTGCACGTCTGGCTGCTTCAGTTCCAGATGCAAAATACCCTCTTAGACCACCTGCCTTTCCAGCTTCTTCTCTTTCTTTTACTACTGCTTGTAATTGTTTGTCAAACTCAGAACCACCTGGAAGTAACCTTGCACCTAATCCCGCTGCTGTATTCATAGCTGGTTCTAATTTACCTAAAGTAGTTATACCAGCTTCTGTTATATTTTCTAAAACACCTGATCCAAAAAACTTACCGTAATCTATCATTTCTGGATTTGAAACGTTTAGGTTTTTTACATAAATATCATTTGGAGTAGGTGGAGGAACAGGTAAGTATTGTCCTGGAGTTGGAGTTACTGCTGGGCCTAGTGCAGTTGTAACATTACCTTGTTCGTATTGATCTCTAATTCTTTGAGATTCACGAGCAGCTTGTATTCTTTTACGAGCATCTGCTAGTCTTTGTTGCTGACGTTTTTGTTCTTGAAGTCTTTTTTGTCTCAACTTATCAAAGAATGATGATGTACTAGAGGAAGAGTATCCTGTTCCAAAAGGTGGTGTTGTCATTTATCCTCCTATATATTCTGTGCTGATAGTGTACCTGTAGGGATGTTTACTCCAAAAGGAGTTCCTCCCAATATTGACTCTTCTAAATTTTGACCACTTGCAGCAAAATTAGCTTGAGTTGCTCCTTGTTCAAATGGAGTTTGTGACTGGTATTGTCTAAGTGTAGGAACAGACATATTGGTAGTAGGAGTTGTAGTTGTACCATTACCTGTAAATGTAGTTCCTAAAAATGGATTCAGTGCAGTTCTTAAGTTTTGATTACCACCTAATACTCCAGACAATGCACCTAATGTTTGAGGTGATGCCCTAAATATATCTGATGCAATTGTAGCTCTTTGTTCTGCTAACCTTTGTTCTGGTGTAAGTCCACCTCTAGCCAAGGCAGTTTGTAATGCAAATTGATCTTCAGCAGATAAACCACCTCTTGCTAATGCTGTTTGCAAGTTGAACTGTTCTTCGGCAGTTAAGCCTCCCCTTGCTAGGGCAGTCTGTAATGCTATCTGTTGGTTAGCACTTAGATTAAAAGGATTACCTGGTGCTCTTGCTAACGCTAGTTGTTCAGCTGCACTTAGTCCTCCTCTTTGTGCCTGTGAAATATCGTCTGCTGTAAATGGTGTTCCAGATGCAGCCAGTGTTCCTAATGCACCAAACGCTCCACCAGTTCCTGCAAGTTGAGCTTGAGCTCTTTCGGCTGGTGTATCTAAACCAAAGAAAGGAGATGTTTGTGCCTGTGTAGTTGCTATGTTTTCTTGTGCTAAACGATTTAATCTAGCAATTTCTTCATCTCTTTCTTGTAATATTTCTTGTATTGCTATTTCTTTATCTGCAAGTGTAGTTGTTTGACTAGCCTGTGCATTTGCTATAGCTGTTTGTGCATCTCGGTTTGCTTTTGCAATAGCCTCTTGGGCTGCAGCTTGTGTAGTTGCAACTTGTATATCTGCTATTCTTTGTTGGTCTGCTGACCTTTCAGCTGCTAAACGATTTTCTAATGCAACTCTTTCTTGTGTTACGTTTGCACCTAGTCCAACTTGAGCCTGTAAGTTTGCAAGTTGTTCATCTAAAGCTCTACGGTCTCGTAACTCCTGCATCTGCAAGTCAAACTGATTTTGCCTAGCTTCTGCTTCTGCTTTCCTAGCTGCTACACTTTCTTCGTATCGTTGTTGGTCTAACGCAATTAACCTATTTGCCTCGGCTACATCTGCTTCCGATCTAGCAGTTGCAAGTTCTCTGTCTAAATCTATTTGAGCTTGAGCAATTTCTAATTGTTTTTGGTTTGCATCTAAAGTAGCATTAGCTTGTATAGTAGCTACAAATTCATTATGAGCTCTTTGTAATCTATTTGCCTTTTCTTGAAAATCTCTTTCATTCTTAGCCATCTCTCTTTGCATATCTACTTCACTAGCAATTGCCGCTCTTTCTACAACAAGTTGTGCGATTGGGTCAAGCACTTGCCCAATTACTGTTCCAGTATCTGGGTCAATTTCGTTAACAAGAAATTCATCTTGGTTAGCTATAATTTGTGAGTAAAGATCATCTGCTGTTGTGCCTAACTGATTTAAGTATTCTGTTAAGTTATCTTGAGTAACATTACTAGGAACAATAGAACCCATCGCAGAACTGGCTGACTCTACTGGAGGTGCAGCTGTGTCTGGAAAAACAACGTTATTGCCAAGAAGTCCATACTGTATAGCATCTAGATCTGTTTCCCCAAAGGGATTTGTATAAAGACCTTCTTCAGTAAATATTTGATCTGCTGCAAAGGGTGTTTGATTAGTAACATCATATGCTATTGGATTTGTGTCAAGACCAGCTGCTACTCTTGTTGCAACATCAGGATCTACCATCCTACCAACTATCCTATTAAGTGCATTTAAATCATTTTTACTAAAGCTAACTTTTGAAAAATAATCTACAAGGGCATCTCTTTCTTGTTGATTACTAGTAAAAGCGTTAATTTTTGAATTAAGTAACCTATTGTTAAAAAGAGGTGTGTTTGCTGGAGCATCACTTTGATTAATTTGATTTACTGTTTCATCTAAATCCCAGTTTTTCTTTCTTGTTGAAGAAAACACACCTTCATCGTAATATGTTTCCGCATAGTTTGATCCTGTTGTAAGAACATCTTGAATAAATCTAACCATTGGTCCTGTAAATACTGTATTAGGATCTGTTGCACTAACTAATGGGTTAGGTAATAATTCGTTTTGTCTTTGATAAGAATTGTCTGTAGTCATTAGTTCCCTCCAAATGGATTAGGCATATTGTTGCTGTATATAGTTTGTTTCTTTTTTCTAGTCTGTGGTTGTTTTACTTCTGGTATTTTTTCTAGGTTACCAAAACTTTGAGAGACTTGTTTAAGCATTCGCTGTGTAGTCTCATCAAATTTCATAAATGCTAATTCTAATGGGTGTGTATTTTTTGCCATTATCCTCTTGCTCCTGGTGATATGTCTGCCCCTGGTACTCTAACATTACCAGTTCTTGGTCCTGCTACAGCACGAGCTGTTTGATTCATTTCGTCTATAGATCCTGGTATTACAGGTCTAGTAGTTTGTGGTACTCCTGTACCTGGGTTGTTAGGTCTTATGCCAGCTTGGTTACCTTGCTGAAAATTTCCTGCGTTAGGTAACTGCATAGATGTTTGTGTGTTCAAAATATTTCTTGCCGTCTCTTCTGGAGTTGGAGTTTGAACTGCACCTTGCTGTCCTGCTGCTTCTATAATATTTTGTATGGTAGGTATTCTAGATGCAGCTGCCATTTGTAACTGTTCTTGTATACCTGGTGAGTTTATAAATTGTTCTTCTAGTATCTTAGCACGAACTTCCAAAGGATTACTTACCCCACCTTTTCTGAGAGCAGTGTCCAAATCAACGTACCCTGATCTCCACAAGTTAGCCCAAAGGTTAAGTCTTCTTTCTTGTTCTTCTGGCGACACAGAGTTAATACGAACAATGTTGACGTAATGCCCTTTGATGTCAGAAGGTTTGATAGCTGCATCTAAAACTCCAGCTTCTGTTTTACCGAATACTGTTAGTTTATCATCAATTACATGTTCTACAATTCTTAGAACTAATTCACCTTTTTCTTGTAAACCACGTTCCATTGCTTCTTTTACTGCACCAAAGTTAAGTGATGCAATACCAGCTAGCACAGCAGTATGATAACCAGACGCTGCACCCATAGGTCTTTGTCCTCTAGCAACAGCAGGAACTGTATTAGCTTCAATAGCTTCATCTAAGAATTGTTTTGCAATACCAATCTCCGCTGGTGGTCTTGGAGTATCTGATGCATTAACATTTACCTGTGGTGGTTTAATATTCTTTGCACCTGGAGTATCATCCCATGCAGCTTGCACTTCTTCTGTAATTCCTGGTGGTCCTGTAAATTCTAGTGTGGGCCATGCTGATTTACCTACGATGTCAATATAGTGTGATGCTAATTGACTTTGAGCTCTTAGCATATCTATAGATCCGTTTAGTAATCCCATGTATAAAGTTTCTGGTTCTGAGTTACCAGTATCTAATCCCATCTGGGGCCAGTACATAATCCAAGGTAGTTTACCATAACCGTGTCGTCTAGGTTCTAATACCCATTTATCATCTGCTAGGTATCCTACTTGTGATGCAGTCCATACTTCTTGGAAAGTAACGTAACCTTTTTTGTGTACGTTCCATTCTGGAAAGTGAGCTTGTACCCATTCTGCATCTACTTGATATTCATATATAACCCATCTAGGTTGTGTACCATTATTCAAATCCCATATAAGGTTTTGAGGATTTACGGCTACAGATTTTATGGGCCATGAAACAGATCGTTTATCTAATACTTCTCTAACTTGTTCTCTGTATTCTGCACTTGCTTCTTCTTCATGTGGTGGTGCTTCTGGAAAGTCACTCCATTCATTTGCAGTAAACTCTATCTTCTCCCAACCAATACCATAAAGACCAGCGTGTTTAGTAATCTCTCTGTATACAGGTGTTCTGTGTTCTATCATATGGTGAGCACCTGTCAAAAACTTTTCCATTAGTTCAGCTCTTGCTTGTCCTCTTGCACCTGGAGGTGGAACAGATATATCCAAGAACTGTGGACTAACGTGTGCAACTAGAGTATTTATTACTGACTGTGCAGTACCTAGTCTAATCAATGTTCCGTTTTCTGGAACACTAAAGTCAAAGTTGTTTAGATAAAAGTCATCTAGTTCTTCTGCTTTACTACGAAACTCTCTAAATAATTCGTGACCTGATTGTGCTTTTTCTTTTACCCACTGTAATGTTATCTCTGGTTCATCTGTAGGGTTTGATGCCTCTACGTTAATAACGTCTGAGTTTTCTCCAGTTGAGTTTGTTCCATAATCTAAAACCATTGTTTACCTAGTCTCACTACTAATTAATTCGTTTTCTTCTAAATATTGTAATTTTTGTTTTGTCTTTTGTTGTCTTCTCATTTGCATAAATCGTGACGGTCTCTTAGAGTCTGTAGGTCTTATAGGTCTCATTCTACTTATAGCTCCCAAATAATTATACTCACCGTCTTCATACCCTGGTGGATCACTAGCCATTAGAGCTAACAGCTCTGCATCAACCCAATCATCATGTTCCCCTGATTCATTATAAAACACATATGAACCATTTCCACTAGGTCTGATACTTATATCTTCTAGTTGTCTTTTTAGTGTATCCCAACTTTCTGGGAAATGTACAGTCCCATTTTCTAGCGCTAGATAGTAATTTTGAAACAATTGATATTTACTTTGAGTGCTAAATTTAAATGAAGTCACTGGCAATCCAGAAGATAGTAGATGGTCAAATACTACATCACCAAGACCAGTTGAGTCAACCCTAACATCTCCTACTTTCCATCTAGTAATTTCTGAGTTGATGGTTTCTATTTGGCTAACCCAGTCACTACCAGACATCTCTAAAGCATACACAGATTGTCTACTCATTGCATCTTTTACAATGAACACTGTATAGTCTTGTTTCTTACCTAAGTCTAATCCAGCAACGTACCTTCTATTAGGATCTGGCATTAACATTTCTTTACCAGTACCAGCTTCTTGTATCTTGCTAGGTCTGAAGAAACCACCTCCACCATCTGGTTGTTTAGCCATGTACATTCTGTTCCATACCATTTCTGGCATAGTTGCTTTTTCGTCTTCAATAGCAGACTTCTGTTTTTGTGATAGGAATACGTTATCAAAACTCGTTGCATGAAAGGATTCGTAATCTTCGCTAGGGTTTTCTTTAGACCATTTAAAAAGTTTTGAAAACCAGTGTGTTCTTTGGAATGGTGGTATACCTTCTACACAACCTCTACCAAGTCGACCAGCTGAGTTAAGCATAGGTCTTAGTTTATTCCATGCAGCTTCTTTTATATCTTGTGACTCTGTAATCCAGATAAAGTCTGGTCCTGCAGTCTGTAAAGATTCTGGATCATCAGCAGATTTTATTTCAATATAGACATCTCGTCTTACTAGGTTAGGACTTTTTAGATATAGCCATACAGACTTTGCATCTTCTCTCCATCCGTCACCACGACCACCACCTTGTCCTTGTTTTCTTTTTACTACAAGTTCTGGTGGTATGAATTGTTTTAGTTCGTTCCATGCTTGTCTGCTCTGTGCAAAGTTAGGTGCAACTACCCATATATGGATTGCAGGTTCTAGTGTGTTAGTTAGATCATATCCTACTGGTAGGTTAGCTGCCTTCGCCATTTCTTTGTCTGCTAGAAAAGGAGTCTTAGCTGCCTCTGCGATAGCAACCATAAGTTCCGAAAGAACTGCTCTACCTTTACCTGCTCTACGACCAGCCCATACAATTTTAATCCTGCTCTTAGACTCATGAAACTTTTTCTGCCATGGAGAAGGTGTATATTGATATGACATTTATTTTCCGTTTAAGTTAGTTTGCAATTGAAATAAACTTGATTCACCAGAAATGTCTACCTGTTGTTGTGGAACATTTTTAGGTGTCTCATCTGGTAAGTGTACCAAAGGTTCTATTTCTAGCAAACCTGCTTTCTCTATCAATTTACTTTCTGCTGGTGATATTTTACCAGTCTCTGCTTTGATGAATGAGGTTATACCAGACTCCATCATATAGACTTGTTGTAGGTTAGACCACTTGATCTGAAAGGGTATAGGGTTTTTTGATTTAGGGTATCTAAGAACTGTTCTGTACTTGTAACCATTTTCTACAAACTCTGTTACTGCTTTCTTGAAAGTAGCATTACCCTGGGTCAACTTCTCAGTGTTTGAATAGTTCCAATCAAAGTCTTCACACATAGACTCTAATGCTTCTTTACCTACCCCATAAGAGGGTAAACACACAAAGATCCTTCTAAGCTTCCTAGACCATGTAACCCATTCAGGGTATCCAACCAATACATTGTCTCTAAACTTCTCAGCAGGTGTCCTAGCAACAACACTTCTTTTTCTGACCGTAGTCTTCTTTACCATATCAATTCTCCTAGTAACATAATAACACAATTCCTAAGCAACAAAAAAATAAATCTTGGTAATATATATATATATATATAATATATATATTAATTTATAATCTTATACTGTTAGTAACACTTAGTCATAACAGTGTTACTAACCAATAGTAATAAGGGTGTTACTAAGGTGTTACCAAGTGTTACTAATAATATAAAAAAGATCTCAACACTCTAATATACCCCAACGTGTATACAGTATGTCGTAGATTGTATCGGCACTATGTACAGATATAAAATGTACAGATAACAAATGTACAATATTATTTGAAAATTAAATTAAAATTCAT